TGACTGGCCTGTTCAAAGACGCCAAGAAGATGGGTCTCAGCATGAACGAGCTGGACAGCCTTGTGGCCACAGTGGCCAACAATGCCAAAGGTCTAGCTGGATTTTCAGGATCAGTGTCTGATGGTAGAAAACAGTTGGCCAACATTGGCAAAGCCATGGAAGGCAGCAGACTGCAATTTCTCAAGATGGGCATTGGCATGGAAGAGCTGGCTGATGCCACAGCTGGCTACATGAGATTGCAAAGCACCACTGGTCGTATCAATAGAGCCACAGCTGAAGAAAACGCAACAGCAGTCAAGAAGTATATCTTAGAACAAGATGCGCTGACTAAACTCACTGGCATGACTCGCAAAGAGCAAGAAGATGCTAGAGAAGAAGTACGCAGTCAAGAACGATTTGCAGGCAAGTTGGAAGAATTGCGCCAACAAGGCCGCAACAAAGAAGCCAAAGAACTTGAAGATGCGTATCTCATATTGCGTAGCAAGAGCAAACAGGCTGCTCAAGGTTTTGCTGATATTTCAACTGGCAATTTACAAACTGAAGAAGCTCAGAAATTATATCGTGCTACCCAAGGTGAAGCACTAGGCGTAGCACAACAAGTTTCAGCAGGACAACGCAATGCTGTACAGGCTGTGCAACAGATTGCCGAACGTGCTGGCGAAACTGCCACTAGATTTGGTCCCATCATGGGCCAACTGGGCACGTACAATGACACATTTGGTGACTTGTCTGGCGCACTTAAATTGCGAGGCACAGCCGAATCTGATCTTGTTAAAACTTTGCAAAAGATTGAAGATGATCGCAAGAAGATGGGCGATGGGTCCAAAGCATCTGCAGATGCTGCCTTAGATGCTCAAGCTAATTTGCGACAAGCTCAGATCAAAGCCAACGAAGCTACTGAAAATTTTGTATTCAAAGGTGTTGTACCGGCTACTAAAGCAATGACAGCACTGGCCAATGCCACAGCCGCAGCAGCTGGAAAATTAGATCAACTCACACCCGGTGGCGCCAAGATGACTGACGACACCAGAAACCAACTGATTGGTGGTGGCGTAGGTGCCGTGGCAGGCTATGCAGGTGGCAAAATGTTAGCTGGCGCTGCTGCTAAAATGGTCACTGGCAAAATGGTAGGTAGTGTGGTTGGCCGCGTCCTGGGCAGTGTGGTTGGATCAGTGGTGCCTATTGCAGGTACGTTGGTTGGCGGTGCTGTGGGTGCTGTGATTGGTGACAAGCTTGGCGATGTCATAGCCAAGACATTTTTTGGCGGCGAAGAAGCCGCAGTTGCACCAGCAGAACCTCGAGCAGCAGGTGGTCCAGTCAACGCTGGCAAACCCTACTTGGTAGGCGAACGTGGGCCTGAGCTCATGATGCCTAAGAATTCAGGTACCATAATTGATCATGAGAAAACTAAAAAAGTTGCTGCGGATCTGTTTAAAAGCACAGCAGCCGGCGCTCAAAGTTTTGCAGATATTTCCAAATCACTAGAAAAGCAAGAAATTGTAATGGGTCAAATGGGATTGTCACTTGACAACATGACCAAAGATGTCAAGGCTCAAGAACAGCAAACGACCAAAGACACCAAACAGCAAAAAACATTCAGCTTGAAATCCAATAGATTGATGGGGCTTAAAGACAAGCTCATGGATGAAGAAATCAATCTGCTGGAAGAACAAAACGGCTTGCTGGAAAAAATGATTGAACATGCTGAAAAGTTGGGTGGCAAAGAAGCCGGTGCCAACGTTCGCAAAATGTTCCAGCTCACACGTACCCTAGGCACTCAAGGTGCGCAAGCCATGATGGCAATGCAAGGTGGTGGCAGCATGGCTGGAGTTACAGGAGGTGCCGGTGGCAGCATGCCAGGTCAACCTGGCCCAGTAACATCACCTGGCAATTTCCAACTTGGTCCACAAACTCAAGCCGGCGGCGCAGTAGCTAGGCCAGCCACTCCCGGCGGCGGTGGCAGCACTGTACCAACTGGCCCACAACCAAACTATAGTTCTGAAGGCCAAAGCACCGGCGGAGCTGCCCCGAAACAACAACAACCATCGTCGGACTCACAAGGTAAACCACGTAAAAAGACTGACGGTGTGATATACCACCATACAGGTGGTCGCAGTCTCAGTGGAGCAATGTCAACACTGCAAGCCAGAGGACTTGGCTATCACTATTTGATTGGGCGCGACGGTCAGGTACATCCTTACTATCCAGACAACACTGTGGCCTATCATGCCGGTCCCACAGATAAAAATCCCGGAGTAGGCAACTGGAATACTATTGGTGTTGCTGCTCTAGCCAATGACAACAATGACCTAACCAAAGAACAACTAGACGCTGCTATCAAACTCAATCAAATGTTGGCAGGCAAATATGGTTTTTCTTCTTCCAATGCATTTGGTCACGGTGCAGTAACATCTCGCAAAGCGCCCACTGAAGGCGAATACATGGTCAAGGCCATCAAGAGTGGCATGAGTCAATTGCCTTCGGCACAGAAAGGCGGCATAGTATCTGGACCAGATCAAGGTTATCTAGCTGAACTACATGGTCAAGAAGCTGTGGTTCCGCTGCCAGATGGCAAAGCAATTCCGGTATCATTAGATATCAAACAACCCGAAGCACCAGTTAAAAAAGAAGCACAGATAATCAAGTTAAGTTTTGATGATGTTTTCAAAGATTTCAGTTTTGGGGGAATGAGTGAGCTTAGAGGTTATAATGCCGGCCCCATGAGCACTGATCTCAATGCGGTCAAGGAAATTGCTACCGGCATGGGTGCATTTGACAAAGCCACACAAACCATCACTGATGTCAACACTTGGAAAGAAATTATAAATTCTGGCATTGCTATGAACTATGACGTTGGCATGGCTAAGATTGGAACTGAAGCTATTCCGGGTATTGGTCGTGAAATGGCACAGCGTGTCAGTGAAATTGTGGCTGAAAAAGGTGTGGATCAGAAAGACGCTTTCAACGTCATGGCACAAGAATTCAAGACTGCCATGGCATCAGCAGTGAAAGAAATCTTAAAGAGTACTGAAGACACCAAAGGTGCTAACTTTGATGCTTTGACTGAAGGAATTCGGGATCTAGTATCCAAGCAAAGTGAAGCCAACGACATCAGCAAGAAGATACTGTCAGTAAGCCAGTAACGCGGTAAATAAACAACTATGGCAGATCGAACTCAACCCGGCTGGAAAAAATATTTTAAAGTTGCAGACACTTCAGGTGTGATGAGTCCTATCAATGGGCGCAACAGTTTTGGATTACCAGGCTATGCCAAAAACGATGGCGACAATGGTATAATCAATGATTTTACCTTTAGAAACTATGCCAGCAGACTGCCCGAAGTTTACTCTGGTCACCCCAACAGAATTGAGCGTTACAATCAGTATGAGAACATGGACATGGACTCAGAAATCAACGCCTGTTTGGACATCATTGCTGAGTTCTCTACACAGCTAAACGAACAAAACGGCACACCGTTTGACATTGATTATACAGACAAACCCACTGATCACGAAGTAGACATCATACGCAAACAACTACAGCAGTGGACCAAGCTGAACAAGTTGGATCAACGCATATTCAAACTGTTCCGAAACACAGTGAAATATGGCGATCAAGTGTTTGTGCGAGATCCAGAAACGTTTGAAATGTACTGGGTTGACATGAGCAAAGTCATGCGTATTATTGTGAACGAGAGCGAAGGCAAGCGACCTGAGCAGTATGTGATTCGTGACATCAATCCCAACTTTCAAAACATGACTGTGGCAGCCAAGACTACTACAGACTACATGACCAATCCTGTGACAGGTACCATTGCTGGATCAGCCAACTACACCATGCCCAACGGCGGCGCAGGCGGAGGTGTGGGCAACAGTCGTTTCATGACTGCCATGAATGAAACATGCCTGGATGCCAAGCATGTGGTACACATGAGTTTGAATGAAGGCCTGGATGTGTTTTGGCCGTTTGGGCGATCAATATTGGAACAAATTTATAAAGTTTTCAAGCAAAAAGAACTGCTAGAAGACTCAGTGTTGATCTATCGTGTGAGTCGTGCTCCAGAGCGCAGAGTGTTTAAAATTGACGTGGGTAACATGCCCAGTCACCTTGCTATGCAGTTTGTGGAACGTGTGAAAAACGAAATGCACCAGCGCAGAATCCCCACTGTGACAGGTGGTGGTGCCAACATGATGGATGCCAGCTACAACCCACTGAGTATCAACGAAGACTACTTCTTCCCTCAAGGTCAAGACGGTCGTGGCTCATCAGTTGATGTGTTGCAAGGCGGCCAAAACTTGGGCGAAATTGACGACTTAAAATATTTCAACAACAAAATGGCCCGTGGTTTGCGTGTGCCATCCAGCTATTTGCCCACTGGCCCTGACGATTCAGATCGTGCCATGAGTGACGGCAAAGTGGGCACAGCACTGATTCAAGAGTACAGATTCAATCAGTATTGTGAACGATTGCAAGGGCATATTGCACAGAAATTAGACGACGAATTCAAGATGTTCTTGAAGTGGCGTGGGTTTAACATTGACTCTAGCCTGTTTAATTTGCAGTTTTGCCCACCTCAAAACTTTGCTTCGTATCGTCAAAGCGAACTAGACAACACTAGAATTCAAGCATTTATGCAACTAGAGCCGTTGAACTACATGTCTAAACGATTCTTGCTAGAACGTTTCTTGGGCTTGAGTGAAGACGAGATCAAAGAAAACGAACAGCTCTGGAAAGAAGAACGTGATCAACCTGAGTTGCAAACCCAAAGCGGTCAGGACTTGCGCAGTGTGGGCATTACCCCTGGCAACATGGAAAGCGACATTGAGACTGGTGAAGAAATGGCCAACATGGCCCAGCCCCCAGGTGGCACACCTGGAGTCGATGCACAAGCATCTGCTGGCGGCCCCGGCGGTGTAATGCCCAGCTCGGCCGCTGGTGCACCGCCCACTGTATAAATATCACTATGCTACTACAAGAGTTTTGGAACAAAGAACCTGAAGCCTATCAAGATCTCAAGGACGATAACAGTCAAATACGTCTAAAAGATCTTCGCAAAACTCGTCTCACCTTGAGACAATTAAACAAACTGCGCAAAATGAACGATGTTCGCGCATACGAATACAAAGAAAAATTAAAAGACGTGCGTCAACAGTACGCACCGCCGCCACAACCAGTGGCATAATATTGTCCACTTGGGACAAATATCAGCCTTTTTCTACCATTAAACCACCATATTTTAGGTTGTTATGTAAATAACAGCACACTTTACCTATAGGAGTTTCCGTATGAACAGATTTGAACAATTGATCGAATATGTGATCAATGATGAAGAAGCGAAAGCTAAAGAGCTTTTCCATGATATTGTAGTGGAAAAGAGCCGTCAAATTTATGAAAATTTGATGCAAGAAGAAGCTGAAGAGCTTGACGAAGCTGAAGAAGAGCTTGACGAAGCCGAGGAAGGCGAAAAAGACGAAGAAGAGTTAGACGAAGACGCCATAGGCGGCGACGCATCTGACGACCTAATCGACGAAGTGGAAATGGAAGAGGAATCTGACATGAACATGGAAGGCGAAGAAGGCGAAGAAGAAATTGAAATTGGTGGCGACGACATGGGCGGAGACGACATGGGCGGTAGTGACGAACCAGCAACCAAAGACGACATTATGAATTTAGAAGACAAACTGGACCAGTTGATGGCCGAGTTTGAAGACCTAATGGGCGGTGGTGATGACATGGGCGACGGCGACGGATTTGGTCCTGATGAGGGCGGCGATGCCATTGAAATGGACGACACCGAAGAGATGGGCGAAATGGGCATGATGCCCATGGCCGAAGCTCTTACACTCAAAGCAGCCCCAAAGCCAGTGACCACTGAACAAGGTGATGGCAAAGCCGGTCCTGTAGCATTTAACTCAGGTGCAACTGGTATGGCCAGCAAGCCAGTTAAAACTGGTGCCGATGGTGGCGGTCATCACGACACTGCCGCTTATCGCAACACAGTAAAAGATCTAGGCGTAACTCCTACTCAAGACGCTGGTAAGAAAGCATTTAAATCTGCTGCCCCAGCCCCAGTAAAGAGTCAAGCCAGTGGTGTAAACACCAAGAGCCCACTACCCGGTGGTCGTTAATTTAAGGTAGTTAAATGTCATCAAAATACCTAAGAGAAGATCTAACTTTTAGCCAGGCCAACATCCAAGTCTTGGAAGAGGCTGATGTGTCTGGCAAAAAGAATCTCTATCTCAAAGGCATCTGCATTGAAGGCGACAAGCGCAATGCAAATGAACGCATTTACCCACGCCACGAAATTATCAAGGCAGTAGAAACCATCAACGAACAGATCCGTAACGGTAACTCCGTTTTAGGTGAAGTGGACCATCCAGACGATCTCAAGATTAACTTGGATCGTGTGTGCCACACAGTTGAAGGCATGTGGATGGACGGACATGCTGGTTGCGGCAAGTTGAAAATTCTACCAACCCCCATGGGGGAATTGATAAAGACACTGTTGACATCTGGCGTAAAGCTGGGTGTAAGCAGTCGTGGTTCTGGTAATGTTGATGACCGAACAGGACATGTAAGTGACTTTGAAATAGTCACTATAGATGTGGTTGCTCAACCCAGCGCACCCAATGCCTATCCCACAGCTATCTATGAGGGCTTGCTTAACATGAAGCATGGTCATAGAGTGTGGGAAATGGCTCGTGAAGCTGGCGAGGGTGACAAAGTGCAGAGATACTTGAAAGAGGAAGTCAAACGCCTCATCAAGGA